CGCCGGTTTTCCCTAACGCCGGGGTGCAGGCGTGGTATCAATCTGCGCTCGATTCGCTCATCAATGAGTCAACGGCGGAGTTGATAAAAGACGTGGCGCACGCATGGGCGCGCACGCCGCCCGTGTTCCACAATTCGCACATCACTGCGTTCTACGGTGATCGCGCACCGCGCATCAACGCGGCCGGTGTGGCGTTCTTCTCGGGCGGTAAGCTTTTGCTCATGCACCGCACGGACGGCGAAGGGTGGGCGTTTCCCGGTGGCGGCGTGGAGCCTGACGAGGGATTCGTAGAGGCTGCACGGCGTGAGGCGTTCGAGGAAACCTTGCACGCCTACAACGGCCCGCTTGAGCCCTACCGCTTGCAGGAATGGCGCGGGGTCAACTTCGCGACGTACTCGGCCGACGTGCCGCAACAATTTGAACCGCAACTCAACATCGAGCATGACGCCTTCGCGTGGGTGACTATTCCCGAGGCGTTGGAGTTGCGATTGCACCCCGGCGTGCGCTTGACACTCGAAGCGAAAAGCGACGCGCTCGGCGAAGACTCGGGTGTCCACGTGATCGCGGGGCACATGACGTATACGGATGCCGACTACGACGAAAACGGATTCACCAAGGAAGGCGCGGGCGTGTGGCGCGAAGATGAATATATCATTGCGATGGATGCGCCGAGCCCCACTAAGGCACTGCAAGCGGCGCTCGCGAAGTGGGGCACGCAAACTATCAAACGTTTTGATTTGATGGCTCAAAAAATAGCCGATGACTTCGCTACGCGCAGCCAACGCGCTACGCAAGTCTCGGTCATGGCGCAATTCAAAAAGGCCGGCTTCACCGTTGCATTCAAACCTACGCGCGAAAGCATCGAGGCTTACCGCATCGTGGCGGCCGAGAATGTCGGGCTCATCCGCTCGATTCCGCGCAAGTATCACGCCGAGGTAGAGCAAAAAGTCTGGAATGCGGTACGCACCGGCAGCGATCTAAACAAGCTCTCGGCCGAGCTGCGCAAAGCCCACGGCAGCACCGTGAAGCGGGCGGCGCTCATCGCGCGGGACCAAAACGCCAAGGCGAAGGCCGTCATAGAGCGGGTCCGCCAGCAAGAGCTAGGCATCCGCCGGGGGCTGTGGATGCACTCGAACGCCGGGAAAGAGCCGCGCCCTACGCACGTTGCGATGAACGGAAAACCCTACGATTTAAGTAAGGGAATGTGGGACAGTGACGAAAAAGAATGGGTCCATCCCGGCCAACTCATCAACTGCCGTTGCACCATGCGGCCGGTCATCGAAGGGTTCGAGGATTAGCCCGTATGGCTAGGATGACGCCCCCGCTTCCGGCTCTTGATGACATAAGCTTTGCGGCTGTGGTAGGCTCCGCCGCCATGCGAGCTTTCGGGCGTCTTGTGGACCACGGCGAAATTATTGCGTTTGATCGCAACGCAAGCGCACGCTCCAAAGATCACGTTGGACGTATGCACGTTGCTGGTTGTCGAATCAGTAAGGCAAATGTTTGTCCGTACTACGGCCGTGAGATTCCGGGCTTCAAACATTTGGGCTTGGACCCCAACAAGATTTACAAGCTCTATCGCGATCCCGAAGAGCTGAAAAAAGCCGCCCCTTCCTTCCGCAACTTGCAGCTTCTAATGCTGCACACCAAGGTTACGGCGCAAAATCCGAAGAACGAAATTACGGTAGGCACAGTTGGAAGTGAGATTTCGTTTGATGGGAAGTACCTTGTAGCGGACCAACTCACGGTGTGGGATGGTGAGGGAATCAGCCTTATCGAGAGTGAAGCTGCGAAGGAGCTTTCTAGCAGCTACCACTACCGAGCGGACATGACGCCGGGGGTAACGCCGGAAGGTGTTGCATACGACGGTGTGATGCGCGATATTATGGGTAATCACGTTGCGCTAGTACCGGAAGGCCGGGCCGGCAGCGACGTAGTAGTAAACGACGCTCTTCCTTCGGAGTTCCACACAATGAAACGTCCACACTTACTTGCTCGGTTGATTGGTTTAGGAGTGGTGGTTGCTCCGACGACAGACGAAGAGCGAGTGGCGCTTGATGCGAAGCTCGAAGCGATGACCGCAAAAGACGCGGTGATGCTCGAAGAGGACGAGGAAGACGACCCGGAGAATCCCGGCAAGAAACGCAAGAAAATGAACCCCGGCAAGGGCAAGGCCGGCGAGCCCGGCGGGGCGCTCGCGAATGACGAAGCGCTCGCTACGGCGATTGATGCCGCGATCAAATCGCGCGGCTACGTGTCCAAGGATGAAGCGCAGGGCATGGCGAACGACGCCGCCGCGCGGGCCAGTGCTGACGCTGTCGAACGGGTCAACGCGCTTCACAATGCGCGCGAGGCGGTCAAGCCCCTCGTGGGCGTGGTCGCGATGGACTCCGCCGAGGCGGTCTATAAGTTTGCCCTCGAACACGAAAAGGTAGCGCTTGACGGCGTGCCGTCCGCTGCCTACCCGGCGCTCGTGCGCGAGCGCGTCGCCGCCAAGGCGGCCGCTGCCGCGTCACCCCGCGCGGTCCCCACGATTGCAGCCGATGCCGCCAACGCGGCGGCGGCAGCTCTTCCCGGCTTGGGTCGCTTCCAAGTCGCGTAACGCTACACCCCTACAAATCACGAGGCTGCACAAATGTTTCAGCGTGTAATCAATCAGCAACCGGCCCCGGCCGTGGCCGGCGACTTCGCCAGCAACAACCCCCGCTCGTCCATCGTGCCGCCGGTTGAAGCGGGCTTCGTCACTGCCGCCGGTCAGACGGTGCAGGTGGGCTACTTCGCTTGGGGTGGCGCTGACGGCAAGGTGTACAGCTCGGCGGCCGGCGCGGGTGCTGGTGCGTCCCTCGGCTTCGTCGCGCGGCAGCCCAACGAGCCCTCGGTGCTTATCACCACGTTCCTTGCGGAAAGCCGCATGACGCTCAACGACGGCCTGCCTGCGACGCTGCAAAGCTCCGGCGACTATTGGGCCGGCATTCAGGGCGGAGCCGTGGGAGACACCGTATACGCGGATGCCGCGACGGGTGCGCCCACTCTCAACGCTGCGGCTGGTGCGAACCCGGATACGGGCTTCAAGCTCGCGTCCACCGCGCCAGTTGATGCGGTGACGAGCAACGCCACCACGATTGCGGTAGGGACGGGCATCATGACCGTTGCCGCCGTCGCTTCGGGTGTCATCGAAGTGGGTCAGCGGGTGACCGGCGTAGGCGTGCCGGATGAAACCTTCATCACCAAGCAGCTTACGGGCGCTGCGGGTGGCGCAGGCACCTACCAAACCAACAGCATCAACCGGGCCGCCGTTGCCGCCTTCACGGCAACGATGGTGCAAGGTGGGCTCGCCAAAATCACGAGGGTTGCGGCGTAAGCCGCTTCTCTCTTCACCAGTCACACGGGTTGAGGTAGACACAACATGCGTACTCAGTTCGCCGGCCGCCGAGGCATCAATCACGAACAGCTCATGACGGCCGTGCGTGCCGGTCACGCTGCTGCAATTCTCGCGGACCTTCAGCGGTCCACCGGCCTTGCGTTGGACAGCCGTATCAACGGCGGCCGCTTCGCGGGCATCCTTCCGCGTCACGTGCAGGATGCGTACAACGTGCGCGGCGAGCCCGAGGGCAAAGAGTTCGGCGCGTTCGATCATGTTGCGTTCGACGCGCAGCCGGAGCTTGTGACGGTCAGCAACGCCGGTATCCCCGCGTTCCTGTCCAATTACCTTGACCCGGCGCTTATCGAAGTGCTCGTGTCGCCGATGAAGGCGGCCGAGATTGCCGGCGAAACCAAAAAGGGAGATTGGGTTACCACGGTCGCTACCTTCATCGTCGTTGAGTCTGACGGTCAGGTGAGCGCCTACGGTGACTACAGCAACGCCGGCAACGCGGATGCAAACATCAACTTCCCACAGCGTCAGAGCTTCCACTATCAGACGTTCACGCAGTGGGGCGAAAAGGAATTGGCGTACACCGGCCTTGCCGGCGTGGACCTTGCCAGCCGCAAAAATGTGGCTTCGGCGCTGGTGCTCAACAAGTTCCAAAACAAGAGCTATTTCTTCGGCATCGCCGGGTTGCAGAATTACGGCTTGCTGAACGATCCCAACTTGCTTGCACCCATCGTGCCGGTGAATGCTTGGGATGCGGCTACGGCGGACCAAGCCTATCAAAACGTGTTGGACCTGTACGCGCAGCTCGTGCGTCAGGGCAACGGCGTGATTGAAAACACCGATCGCATGACGCTGGCGTGCTCGCCGACTCGTGCAATCAACTTCCAGAAAACAAACCAGTTCGGTTTGAACGTCTACGCGCTGATTCGCGAGAACTTCCCTAACCTCGTCATCAAGACCGCCCCGGAGTACAGCACCACCACGGGCGAGCTGATGCAGCTCATGCTGAATGAGTACGAGGGGCAGGAGACTTGCACGGCGGCGTTCACCGAAAAGATGCGTGCGCATGCGGTAGTGGTGGGCTCCTCGAACTTCTCGCAAAAGAAGTCACAGGGCACGTGGGGAACCATCATCTTCCGCCCGGTGTTCATCGCGTCTTCGCTCGGCTAAGACCGCGC